AAAAGGAAATAATTATGTATTGTGTATATCTAACAGTTTATACTGGTAAATTATTACCAATGTTTTATATTGGTTCATCATCTATTGAAAAAGTTAAAAGTGGGTATCATGGTTCCATTAGCTCTAAAAAGTATAAAAAAATATATTTGAAAGAAAAGAAAGAAAATCCTTCTTTTTTCAAAACACATATTATATCACAACATAATACAAGATGTCAAGCCACAGATAAAGAATATAAATTACAAAAACAACTAAGTGTTGCAATATCGCCATTATATATTAATGAATGTTATGCATCAAAACATTTTGGCCAAAGAAATTTAGGCAAAAATAATGGTTTTTATGGTAAAAAACACACAGAACAAACTTTACAAAAAATGAGAAATTCTAGAACTGAAGAAACAAAAAATAAAATGAGGAAACCAAAAAGTGAAGAACATAAAAATAATATGAAAGGTAATACTGCTTGGAAACACAGAGATTATACAATCAAAGAAAAATGTATTCATTGTGGTATACTGGCTATGAAAACAAATATTACACGATGGCACAATAATAATTGTAAATTAGTTAAAAAAGTCCTCTAAAGAATTACCTTTCTCAGTTTTCCAACCAATGCAATCCAAAATACCACGGATTGGGTCCAAGAAAGTTTTGTCGAATTGTAAATCATAATCTACATACTTGTCAAGCTCAAATTCTTTTGGTAACCTGGATGGATATGAAATGACGGTTTCTTTGAATGGATTCGGCATCTTCAAATATGTGTATTTGATTTTCTCACCCTCTTTAATCAACTCATATTTCTTGGTTAAACCAAGTTGTTTCAAGTGGTGATTATACAGAATGGCACCTTTCACATGAATTGGTGTACCTTTTTTATACATTGATACCGCATCAGTATAGGTTTTCAAACCATTCATACCACGGGGTGTAGAGATTTCTTCTGGTGGCATCTTTTTGAATTCTTCCCTAAAGTCAGCGATGAATTTATGGATATCATCTTCTGTACCATTGATAATCAACTTGATAGATTCTTTCATCTTGGTACGAATGGCAGCAGGCGTAGATGATTTAACCATCTCAAGACCCATGACTTTCATCTTAGGTTCTGCGTACTGAACACCTTCGTTATTATAGATGTTTAGAATGTAACGCTTCTTGGCAATCCAGATACCTTTGTTGGCAAGACCTTCTCGTTTCATTTGCATTTTTTGGTCGTATGCATGGACATACGTAGCAAGCTCCTGATAACTCTTGTCAATGTACGGTTGAATCTTATCTTCACAGACACGGTCCATGAAGGCGATAAGCTGATTAACATCCGTCTTTTTAGAATACACTTTATTAACAAGTGGACCAAGCTTGAGATATATAGAGTCTGTGTCCGAGGCGATAACATAATCAATTTCATCTGTAGATAATAGTTTGTTCATGTACTCATTGATTTTGTTTTCAATCCAACGAATACTTAATTGACCAGCAGTGGTGACACCCAAGGCCATACGTAAATCATAAAAACGGAAATATTGAGAACCAAGAGCACCGTAAGCAGAGTTAAGTGATACCTTTTTTGCCAGTTGTAGATTGTCATATCTGGCGATTCGTTTTTCAATTTCATATTTTTTAGATTCATCTTTTTCAACCTCATATTCTTTTTTGGCCTGAATCATTAGGTTCTTAAACTTCTTTCTATCTTCATACATTTCTTCCATCATCTTAGGCAAGAAACCTTGTATGTCAGTTCTAAAGAATTGTCCATTAGGTGTTATAGTAACACCTTCAAGTTCAGAGGTATCAATAGACTTGTTCAACATTTTGTCAACAGTAACACCAGAAGAAATAACCTTACGCATTTCTTCTGTATAGTTTTCTGGTTCAATCAATGTTTCTGGACTGATATTGTACTGCATCATCAAATGTGGATACAGACTGTTCAAGTCAAAACTGGCCACAAAATCATGTAGACCTGCCTGAACATCTTTAACATATGCGCCTTCAAACGCTGCATCCTTTTCTTGGATGATTTTTGGTGGCACAATAATGTTCTGCTTCAACAGATAGGAATATGTCAGAGAATCCCACATACGGGTCTGTGCAAATACATCTTCGTAGTTTGATTTGGTGTCATACGCCAAAGTCAAAGCCAACTCAATCAACTTCAACTTATCTTCCAGACGGAGAATCAAGTCAACGTCTTTGATGTTGTATTCAATAAACTTTTGGTAGTTCTGTCTGTAAAGTTGATGTAAGTTTTCAAATTCATCATAAGAAATTTTACCATCACCAAGTTCTACTTGTGCAATGTTATCCAAACGATAGGACTCTTGTGACTTTCCGCCAGGAGCATACCATTTATATAGTTCAATATAATCAAGTGAAGCAACACCAACAATTTCATATGCAATCAGTTGGCGGCCGTTGATGTTAGTTGTACGATTTTTGATGAAGTTCCAAGGAGATAATTTCTTTGTATCATCTTCACCAAGAATCTTATTGAAACGATTAATCAAATATGGAATATCAAAGAACTTGGTGTTCCAGCCAGTGATAACATCTGGACATTTGCGGGACCAGAACTCAATGAATTTTTTACATAAAGACCATTCATCACGGCACTTGATATAAGTCTCATCACCTTGAACTTCATAGTCGCCACATCCAAAAACAATTGGTGGTTGACCAATATAGGTGATAGCAATGGCGGTGATGGGTTCATTCGCATCGTAGGGATCAGGGAAACCATTCTCCGAACCCACCTCAATGTCAACGACAGCCACAAGAATCTTATCTTGGTCCCACTCAACCATGTCAGGATGATGTTCAGCAATATAGGCATATTCCCAACGTGTGTTACCAAATATTCTGGTATTGGAAATATCTTTGAATTTATCCAAATAGTCTTTGGCTTCATAGATGGTACCAAACAACTTGCGCTGCAATAACTCGCCATCTAATGAACGATATTCAGTTTTCTTGTTGGCTTGAATGTATAGGGATGGTGAGTATTCAATTTTTTGTTTGACTCTTTTACCATCTAGAACACCACGATAGAGAATATGTCCAGCAATTGCTTGGACGTTTGTGTAAAAACTTGTCATTAACCTGTAATTATTTGTTGTTGGCCTGGAAGAATGATACCGGCACCAAAGATTTGATTGTAGTTCTTTGTGAATTCTTCAGCAGGTACATAAGAGTATACTACATTTTTCTTTGCAATGGCAATAGTAGAACCAGTCTTTTGTTCGGCATGAATGGGAAATGGTGCAAACCCTACATTCGGTTGACCATCTTTACCACGAACAATTGCAATACCCAATGGATTGCATAACAAAAATTCTGTTTCGGTTTCCGATTCAACTTCAGAGATAATTTCTTCGTTGGTAATTAGTTTAAAGGCAAGTATTTTCATAATATCTTTCAGTTGTTAATAGATTGAACCACATAAATAATTATATAGTTTGATTTGAATAAACATTATATCATTTTTTCATTATGCTGTCAATAGAAAAAATGGTACAAAATGGATCCGTTCACACTCTTTGCCTTGGCCAACGGTGCAGTCGCTGCCGTAAAGAAAGGTTGTCAGTTATATAAAGATATTAAAGGTGCCGCTGGGGATGTGAAAGCCGTCCTCAAGGATTTGGACGACCAGTTCAGTAAGGCACATCCACCAGGCAAACCAGCAACTACTGCCGAAAAGAAACAATTGGTGGAAGAAAAAGCCCGTGTGGTTGAATTGAATAAAAAGAGTGAAGATACTATTAATATCTATGCAGATATTGGTGATTATCTCGGTCAATACTATGATAATTATTTTAAGTGTATAGCTGTACTTGAAGCAGAAGAAAAACGTAGTAAAACAGAAGTATATTCTGGAGGTGATAGTTTAGCTAAGCGTGCTTTGAAACGTGTTCTGATGAAAAAACAATTAGAACAAATGGGTACCGAACTCCGTGAATTAATGATATATCAAAGTCCACCAGAACTTGGTGCATTGTTTACTGAGGTTGAAGCAATGACTAAAGAGTTGGGCGTTCAACAAAAAGTTCTTATTACTAAACAAATAAAAGAAGAAGAAGTTAAGGCCAAAAAAAGAGCTGAAAGAATAGAAAAATATAAATTAGAATTTGGATTAATTATAGCAGGTTTGGTTCTATGTATATTTTTAGGTATATTTTGGTATTGGTTATATGATAATACACAAGAGAGATGGAAAGACAGAACGTACCGAGAAGAATTAGAGAAACAAAAGAGATA